GAGTTCTTCAATCGCTTCTCGCGCTTGTTTTGGCGGATTCACAGCCGCTGGAGCGCCATCCGCAACGTGGTACCGGCTTGCTCGCCTTTGATCCCGGCGTCCGACATCACCATAATCATGGACGACAATTCGTAAATATCGATGCCCAATTGTTTTGCCCAGGGCGCAGCGTATTTAAAAGCGTACCCGAAATCGTTAACCGAAGCCGCGGAGTCGTTCGCCGCTTGCGCCAAGATATCGGCCACCTTCGACGCTTCCTCCGCTTCCAATCCGAAGCCGTTCAGAGCGGCGGTTACGACCTCGGTCACGCGCGCCATATCTTCGCCGGACGCCTCAGCCGCTGCGATGATTCCGGGCATAGCGGCGATAATTTCGTTCACTTCGAAACCTGCTGCCGCCATTTCTTCCATCCCGATGGCGACTTCCGTAGCGGATTTCGAAGTTGATGCGCCTAGTTCGATCGCTGTATCCTTCAAGCGCTGCAAATCGCTTTCCGATGCACCAGCGATCGCGCCGACACGCGACATTTGCGCCTCGAAATCCATGCCGGTCTTAACAGCGTAACCCAAGCCAAGCGCAACGCCCGTACCCGCCGCAAGAAATGCCGTCTTCATTTTAGACATGGCTTTATCGATGACTGCGGAGGTTGCGGCGGTCTCCGTCATCTTGCGTTTGGCGGAGTCTAACTCCGCCTTAAACTGTGTGGCGTTTAAGACCATCCTCGCATGTATCGTCCCGGCATCCGCCATCTATACCCCTCCTTTCTTTTTGGGGTTTATCTGGGCCGTCAAGATATGCAGTTGATCCATTTTCTCGCGACTAAATTTGACTTGTTTCATTTGCTGGACTCCTGCGCGACGATAAATATCGTCTATAATGCGTTTCCGGTCGTCTGTAGTTAATGTGCGGAAGCATGACAAGCGTAGCATCCGACAACTGGCGAAGCGCCTCTTGACGCCGTTTGGATTCCAAGATCGCAGGCAAATCGCGGAAATAGTACTCGTTTTCAAGTGTTTTTTGACTTACTCCAAGTTCGACGGCGACTTCTGCGAGCCAGTCGTCGAGGGTTCGGCCTTCTCCGTCTCCGTCGCTGCTTTCGGCATCAAGAGGCTTTTGACGTTTTTTACCGTCTGGGACAGATCGTTATATTCGAGCGTCCGTTTTACGAACTCGATGATTTCGTTGATACCGACTTTTTCAGCGACATACTTCTCGTCAAGGTCCGCCAAAATAGCGACGACCTTAACGATCTCATCCGACGCCAAATCGAAGGCGGCGACTACATAAGCGTGCAAGTCTTCGCGCGGGGCGAGGAGAATTTGAATAATCATTCCGGGAAGGTTTTCCGTAACGCGGATAATCTCTTTCATCTTGGCGACAGTCAATTTCGGGATTTTAACTACCTTTTCGCCCATCATGCATTCGTCAGGGCGAATCATGCTCTTTTTAGCTTTCAGGAACTGAAACAAACCGTTCACCTCCATAAATAAAAAGGAGGGGGCGAAGAGCCCCCATTAATTACTGCGCGGACTCATCCCCCAGAATGTAGAGCACTCCGTCGTCATCGGGATAAGCCGTAAAGGTGATGTTAAACACCTGCTCGTTATCGCTGGTGTAAGTGATTTCCATGTCGGCGCTCGGAGCAGCAAAGGGAAGGGTAATCCAGTCGTTCGGAGTAGCGGTTTGATCGGTGGGTTTAACGACCAACTTATCAGCAATGGCGGTCATGTCATAGCCAGCGTCAGCGCGAACCAGAATTTTCATTTTGGAGGGATCAGCGGAATCCGCCACAAATTCGCTGTTGGGGATAACGGCTTTCAGCCGCTCAAGATCGCGAAGAGCAAAGGGAACCGTCACTTGAGCGGTGCGCCCCAGCAAGATGCTTTTCACCGGCGTTTCTCCGTGTTGGTCGACAGTCACGTTATGCTGGGAAGTCTCAACAGAAAAAACGATTCCGCCAATCGTGATATCGAATACGACAGGATCGACCGTACCGAACTCCACGATCGCCGGACCGATCGGCACATCGTAGCGAGCCATTTACTCAACCTCCTTTGTTTATAACCGGGCGGATAATCACCCGAAAGTTCATCGAGTAGACGGGACGATAGTTTTCGTCCTCGCCAACATAAAAAGGAGCGGATCCCATCGCCTGAATTTGGACGACGTGATCGCTCCCTATCTGCTACGTGCGCTTGATTTATCAGTGCGTCAAATATCTCATTCGCTTTCGCTTCCGCTCCTGCGTGGTCATTCGGTTTTCCGCGGACTAATACCTGAAAGTGCGGAATCCTTTTTCCCGTCCACTCACTCGCCGCCTCTCCCGCGTGCAGGACCACAACGGCGCAATCATCAACGGCGTTCGGAGGAAAGCGATTTGGATAATATGTGTAGGAGACTCGACCCTTTATCCAGTTAATTAATTCGAGTATACGCATACTATCCGGTTACACCTCCCTCCTAGTCCTTGATTGCCTGCCCCAGCGCAGCGGCCCACCACGCGAGATATTTAGGCGCTTCGCCGTACAACGGGCGCGAAAGGTATTTGTTCCCGACCGAATAACCGTCCGTTCCCGGAGCGGCTTGCGACTGCGGTCCGAGATTATACGGCATTTCATGCGTCCATATGGCGTAGTTAAACGATTCGTTATAAGCGGAAAATCCGACTTCGCCCATCACTACGCCGCCCGGCATCGGTTTAACCGATTTGGTCGCGCTTCGGCGCAGTTGTCCGGTATCGATGGGCGCGATGTTTGTCGCAATCCGCTCGAGATCGTCAACGCTCTTTTGCATCGCAGCGATCGCCGCCGCGTCCGCTTTCCGCTCCTTCATCTCGAGGTTCAATTTAACCTTGCTGATGTCCATGTCAAAATGCGATCTTTTCATAACCGCACCTCAGTAAACCACGGCTTTCCGGAAAAATCCCGGATGACGCTGATGTTTAGCGGAGTGCGGCGGATCGTCTGCCCGAGTTCATTCGTAAATTCGATGATGTCGTCATATCCGACATCGACTAGCTTTTCGATCAGGATCCGCGCAGACGAAACGACTTCCTCGCCGGTTCGATCGCGAACCAGTTCCGACTTTTCGTCAACACGGCATTTATACTCCACGGTTTCGCCGGGAATCGGATTTCCCCATTCGTCCAGACCGCCGGGCTTCGTGATTCGGACCCTTTGTTTCAAAGGAATGACCGCCATAATATCGCCTCCTCAAACCGACTGGCCGATCCGTCGGCCTACAATGTGGAATACTTCGGGGGCGATATAAGCTGGACCACGGTTCATCAGGACCGAAATTCCCGAAACCGTCACTTGCATGACGCCTTGTTCTCCTTTTCGGTTGGCGTCGTCTTTCCGAAGCAACCAAAGCGCTTGCTCGTAAATCGCAGCATCCGGCAGCGGCTTGGTTTCTTCGTTATAGTTCCGAAAATAGCGGTAAAGCTGCGCTTTTGCGTTGTTCAAAGCGCGGAGTTTCGTGTCTTCGTCTGCTCCCGTCCACTCTTCGTTATGCAGGACGTTTTCATTAAAATATTGATCCGCGTCCGCGACGGTGATTGCCATAGCGCATCACCTCGCTTTACTTCTTGCGCTTAGCGGCGGATTTTTTCTTCGGTTCTTCTTCGTCCTTTTTCGGTTTTTCTTCTTTCAGCGGGCGAACGACATACCCGTAGTTTTTCTCGAACACCCTTTTGAGTACTTCGTCTTCGATTTCAGCGCGTCCAGCTACAAAAGCGACGCCTTCCCGAAAGCCGTTAAACATTTTGTTCGGGACTTCGACGACGTATTTCACTGTATCCCTCCTCACAAACGGAAAGGCGGGGAAGCAAGCGCCTCCCCGCGCTTACCCGTCATTCATCAGCTAGACCGCACAACACCTTTCAGGCGAGCAGCGGCGCGCGGATGGAACACAGCCATACCGCAATACCATTCGATCCGGGTACGGAACACCGGTTTTTCGTCGATTTCGCCCAAGTCGCGCACGCTGATTCCGCCGTTTTGCAGACCGGAGACATATTGCTCAGGACCGAATTTCACCGCATAAATAGAAGCGGTATTTTCGTTGCTGCCTTGAACTTCGTCAAAGCCGAGAATTTCGTTCCCTTGAGCGTCGGTTTCGATGACACGGATCGGAATACCTCCGTAGGTCATCACCGGACGACCGAAAGCGTCGTAGCTGGA